GCGCGGTCATCGCGATACATGGCTGGGTCAAAATCTGGATCATTCGCTGCTTGCGTAATGTTTGAATCTTCCGGCAGCACAACCTCCTCCAACCTCACCGCCCCATCCTCCTGCAGATACCGCAGCAGCGCCTCCTTGGGCACCTTCCCGCCGTTCTCCTTGGCGATGCGCTCCACGGCTTGCTCAATGCCGGTCCACTTCAGCTCCTCGGCCTTGATGCCGTTCTGCGGGTTCTTGAGGATGGCGCGCACTTGGTCTGCTGTGGCGGCCTTGCCTTGGATCTTGGCGTCCAGCACTTGGGCGCTCTTCATGTAGAAAGGCGGGGCGCCTGCGGGAGCAGCATCCGGCATCGCCTGCCCACGCCTCTGCAACGCCCGCTGCAGCTGCGGATCTTCCTCCCGCACGCCGCGGCGCTGCAGCTCTGCGCTGATCGCCTCGTTGCGCCGGAGCAGCTCGCGGGTCTGCGCCGCACCGCCACGCACCGGACGGCCCTCACGCATGCCCAGGGTGGACAGCCCGAGGTAGCCTTGGTTCTCCTCGTATTGGCGTTGGAGTTGGTCGGTGGGAACGGACTTGAGGGAGTCCGGCATGGCTTGGGCGCGCGGGGCGGCTGATGGCGCATCTTGCGGAGGCCGTGCCGCAGACACAAAGATGTCGTCAGGATTCTCGGCCACCAGCAGCCGCTTGCCGTCGATCATCATCTCCTTGGGATTGCGCAGGTAAGCCTCTACGACTACCGGATTGGCTGGCTCGTTGATCGCCTTGGCAGCGTCACGCAGGCGGGCGCCAAGGTCTTTGGGGATGCGCTTGGAGAGGTCGTTGAAATAGCTGGCCAGCTCATCCATGTCGTCCACATAGCGCACGTTAAACTCTGGAACCTCGCTGACATCGGCAAACTCCCGCAGCTTGAGGCCAGCCTCCATGCGGGCGCCAAGGTCACGCATCACGTCATTGGCAGCGTCCACGGCAGCCTGCGCCGAGTCAACGCCCGCGCCAGCATAGCTGTCAGCGGAGGCGACATCCTCAGTAAATGAAACCCCGCCGCGCGACAGGCCAGAGCTTCGGGCGCGATACTTGGGATCAAACTTGCGCCCCTTAAAGTCTGGCGAGCCGTGATACACTGGGCCGACCAAGCCTTGGCGGCGGGCCTCGTCTGGAGTGATTGTGACATCCGGCATCGCCTGCCCACGCTGGGCGGCTGATTTCTTCGGCTTGCGAAGGCTGATGTCCCGCAGACGGTTGAGCAGTGCCTCGTAGCCTTCGCGCGTGTAGCTTGCGCCCTCGCCAGCCGTGGCCGGCTTGTTTTCGCTATCAAAGACTAGGCCGCGCATCGGCTCATCCGAGTGCAGCCAGTCGAAGAACTCCTTCACCGGAATGCGCTGGCGATACATGGAGTTGCGCGTGTCAACGAAGCCAACAAGGGCGTTCCTGTCCTCGTTGATGTCCATGTCGTTGTAAGCGTTGGCCAAGACTGCGCCAAGTTCATCGCCAGCCTCCTTAATGAACTGCTCCATTGGGACGTAACGGCGAGGCGTCTTAGGCATCCCATCACCCCTACCAGAAGCCGCCACATCCGGCATCCCCTGAGCCGGGCGCGGGATCTGCTGGGGCATGCGCACCGGCAGGTCGGTGTCTAGGTCTGGTCGCGGAGCCGGGGCATCGGGCATGAAGTTGCCGTTGGCCTTTTGGTAATCAAAGCTGAAGCCTTGGCGGCCGGTGCCAGCGATATCATCAAAGGCATCAAGGCGCAGCGTCTTGAGTGCGGAACCCTTGCCGCCCAGTCCGGTCAGCGGGTTGGCCGCGCGGTTGGCCTTGGTGCCAATGCCGAGCAAGGCGTTGACGGCGTTGCGACGATCCGGTCCGATGCCGTCTGATCCGGCGCGTCCGTTGGCGTGGTTGTCCAACACGCGGCGGAGGTCGGCCTCGAGCTGCTTGAAGTCCCAATTGATCTCGGCCAGCGAGGGGTCGCGCTGGGCGATGGCCTTCATGGCGCGGTTGCGGAACTGCGTGAGATCGACAACGAAGGCGTTGATGTTGCCGTCCTTGGTCGCTTGCCACTCAACGAACATCACCTCGCGGTTGATGGCCCGCGCGTCACGCACGTTGCCTTGCTTGAATAAGTCCCTGGATTTGCCCCATGCAAAGTAGCGCACCTGCATGGTCTCTCCGGCGTTGCCAATTGACTCCATGCGGCGGGCGAGTTGCTTGAGAGGCGTAGGGAATCGCGTGAGGTCAAAGCGCGGCGGCAAGGTCTTGCCGGCCACAATGCGCTGACCGTCGCGGAAGCGGACGCCAAAGGTCGGGTCGTTCGGCTCCTTGGTGCCGCGGTCGATCATCTCGCGCACCTGCTGCTGGCGGGCGCGAATGAACTTGGCGCGGTCGGAATCATTCTTTTTATCCCTCAACTTGACGTTGCCGCTCTCGTCGATGAAGGCCAGCTCGTTCTCAAGGCGGCCGTTGCCGTAGTCGCGGAACGTGACGTTTGGGTTGTTCTTCAGATCATTCGGGTTGCCGCTGCGCGACAGCGGGGCGCCGACCGGAGCCTCATGCGCTGGGTCGTTGAGCCACTGCTGGTAGGCGCTGACATACTGCCGGATGTTGCGGCGCATGACTGGGTCGGCGGCGAGGATTGGGTTATCCTTGAAAAGTCTGTCGGGAGGCGCCTGCAGCTTGCCGGTCTGCGGGTCGATGGGCGCGCCTGCCGCTGCGAGCGCCCTAGCATTGGCACCGAGCACGTTTTCAGCAAAGCCAACCGGATTGAATCCCGCAGGGATGCCGCGGCGGATCTGGGCGTAGTCGATACCGGCCGCACGGTGCTCTTCGGCGAACACTTCATCACGCAGCCAGTCAAGGCGGTCGGCGTCACCGCGGGCCAAACCATTTTCTGTCAGCTCATTGAGGATGCTGTCTACCTCAGCCTCGCTCACGTCCATTTTCTGTCCGGGGAACTCCCGCGCATTGCGCCCAGCGACCACATTGCGGGCATACTCGCGTGCCATGGCGTCCAGCTTCTCGGGACCGTAGCGCTGGTTGATGCTGGCGCGGGCCGAGTTTTTCATCTCTGGCGACATGGCGGCGCTGGCCAGCAGGGCGTGACCGTATTCATGCGGCGCCACGTCGGTGCGGCGGGCGTCGGCGTTAAGGAAGAGGCGGGCGCGCTGACCTTCCGGTGCATGCAGGAAGTATCCCGCCGTGCCATTGCCACCTAGCGCGCTGACGTTGGCGTTGTAGTCAAGGCCGTTGAGCGGGATGAAATCGACCGAGTCGCGGTAGAATCCCTGCATGGCCGCCATGCCAGCGAGGTCTTCAAATTTTGTATTGCGCATCAGCGCGTCGATGTCGCCGCCCGCCAGCTCCACGTCGGTCAGCATGCGGCCGGGTTCCTTCATGCTGTAGTAGACCTCGGCCGCCCGATCCGGCGCAGCACGTCCTAGCTCGCCCGCATTGTTCTGCTGAATGTCCACCAGCATGCGCCCGATGTCGCTCACCGCCGCATCGCGCCGGCGCCCGCGGGCACCGGCCACACGACCAACCAATCCGCCGCCCGCACCAAACAGCACGCCGGCACCGTAGATGCCCTCTGCGGTCTGCTCGTCGCCCATCTCGCGGTAGGCTTCGGCAAAGGGGATGTTGACCAGCGGTCCAACCACTGCGCCACGCCCCACGGCACCGGCGGTGCGCGAAGCCTGCACGATCAGCGGGTTGGCTAGGCGCGCTGCCACTTGGCGCACGCGCGGGGAAAATGCCTCGTTTTTGGCGATCCGCGCCGGTGTCGATTCCAGCGGGACGAACTTGCTTGGGTTGACCAACGCCTCGCGGATCTCCCGCGGCACCGCCGCATTGTTGGCCACGGCCGCCCGCGCCACATCGTCCATACCGTTGGTCGCATCAGCCGACTCGCGCATGATCATCTTGGCCGTGCCGGTCGCGCCCTCGACGCGGCGAAGCACACCGGAACCCATCTTGTACATCGGGTAGAGGCTCATCAGCGCCAGCGCTGTGTTGCGCGCCTCCTCCGGCGCTCCAGACATGACGGTCGCCACGGCACCGGCGCCACCGCCATAGGCTGCGGTTTTGGCGATCTTTGATTGCGTCTTTCGGTCCAGTGCGCCAAAGGTCATCTTCTGCACGGCGCGCGTGAACACGTCCGCACCCTTGTCGATAATGTTGGCGCTGCCGCCCGCCGCCGCCTCAGCCGCACCCAGCGTTTTGGCGCTGAAAAGTTTTCCGAGACGCGCTGCGCCGGTCACTCTGGTCGCGGCAAAGCCCGGCGCCAAGTTCTCCGGTGCCAGTAGGATTTCTGCAGGCAGTGTGAAGCTCTGGTTAGGTTTCACGCCCAGCAGCTTCTCATCCATGATGTCAAGGTAGGTGCTGCGGATTGCGTTTTCCTTGGCGTAAAGCTGGTAGCGGTGCTCGTCTAGGTCCGCATCAGTCACTGGCACCAGGGTCTTTCCTTCGCCAGCCATCTGGGTAAGCGGAGCCACGCCGCCGAGCGGGGAGTAGACAAACTCGCCGGTCTCCTGCACGCGATAACGCGGCTTGCCCATCGCCAAATTGTTAAGTGCCAAGACAGTCTCGGTCGTGTTCAGTGCCGTGCCCTGGACGCCCGCCTTGGCCGAAGCCGGAGCCTGCAGCGCCGCCTCCAGCATCGGCACGCGCTTGTAGTCACGGTCAAGGGCGCCGGTCTTGATGAGCGCGTTCTCAACGACCGCAGCTAGGTTGCCGCTCTTGTCTAGCGCCATGTTCCAGTCGGCCACGCTCTGCAGAATGCCGCCGCCGATGGCCTTGGCCATCTGCCACTTGCCGGGGCGCTTGCCCTCTTCGGTCAGCTTGACCTCCAGCTCGTCCGCCTCCTTGAGCTGCTCCGGCGACAGAATGACGCGAGCATCATACTTGGCGTCCACCGCCCGCTGGTCCAACTCCTCGGGCGTCAGCTCCGGCGCGCCATACAGCGCATCGCGCACATCCAACTCCTCCGGCGTGTATTCCGCTTTGGTCTCCTGCGGCCCGTCGTAATAACTCATGGCTGCGCCCACGCCGCCCGAGATCACGTCGTAGACCGGACGCGGCGCTTGCTGCGCCTCCAGCGCATCCAGCTCCTCCGGCGTGTATTCTTCTTTAGCGGCCGGCGGCATTCGACTGCTGTGGCTGCTGCGGGGCGAGGCGGTAGACCCACTTGCCCTGCTGGTTTTGAATAAGCGTCATTGGTTGGCCGGTCACTGGATCAATGCGGGTTGGTTTGAGGTTTGGAGGAGGCTGGGAAGGTTGCGGTGCGGCGGCGGCCGGTGCGGCGCCCTGCGCTTGTGGTTGTTGTGGCAGGCCTTGGGAAAGAATCTCGCGCGTGCGCTTGAAGTATTCCCGCCAGACCTGCGGCGGATCGTCGCGGCGCGGGAACATCTCCTCGAGGAACTTGCGCTCGTCGTTGGATAGCGGCTTAACGTATTTGGCCGCCTCCAGCACCTCAGTCTTGGTCGTGAAACTCAGCTCAAACCGCTTGGCGTAGCGATCCTGATTGTTCCACTTGTCCCATTCGTTGGCCACAAAGCTGCCCGCCGCTGGGCCGACCAGCTTGTCCAGGTCACTGTCCTCGGCGGTGTATTTGTCCATGATGCCGAGGACGCTCTGCACGCGGGCCGCCTGCTGCGCCTGCTCGCGCTCTTTGGCGGGGTCCGCTGCCTTGCTCGCGCTCTGCATCGCCTGCCGGTCCTGCATTTGCCGGAACTCGTCAGCAAGCCGCGCGGCCTCAGCCGCTGGCACCTTCTTCATGTTCTTGATGTTGTCGTAGACGTAGCGTGACTGCGGGTCGAGAGCATCGCGCATGGCGATGGCTTCCTGCGTTTGCCCCGCAGCATGCAGTTGCGCGATCCTTTGGAACGGCTCAAAGTTAAAATGCACGCCCTTGGCTGGGACGCTAACCGTAGCGCGGCGCACTTCGGCGGGCGTTGGGTCAACCATGGCGTCTTCCGGCGCGCTCAAGTCGTCCAGCGGCAGCGGGTTGCCCTCGGCGTCCCTCACCGGCGGCAGCACGTCATCGCCCGCTTGGGCCATTGCATTGTTTCTGCTCAAGTCACTTGGGTCCATATTTGCGGTCTCCTCGTCCATTGTCATCGGAGGTTCCACGACCATGCCGCCTGGAGGACGGTCTAGCGGGAAGCGCCCCTCGGGTTTTCGTTTGCTCGACATTACGGAAGCATCGTGCCGTCAAGGCTCGGTCCTTCTTCGGCCTGCGTGTTTGCGTTGGTGATTTGCTGTCCGACAATCGGCGCGCTGGCGCGAACCGTAGCGGTGCGCTGGGCCATCAAGGAATTGCTGATCGGCCCTGCCATGTTGAAGAGCGCGTTGTAGCCGGCAATCTTCATCTGGGGATTTTTCTGTTTGCGGAGGTCGGCAAGAAATCCGCCCACGGCCGGGTTGTCCTTGAACATCGAGCCGCCGAGAATCTCGCCGATGCGGTCGTAGCCCGCGGCTTCGGCCTCCAGCCCCTTGTTTTGGGCGTACATGCCGCCCAGACTGGCCAGCGCCCCGCCAATATTCTGCCCGAGGTCGCTCATCATCTGCGCGTTAGTTTGAGCCGCCTGCATTTGACCGGCGGCCATGATTTCGCCCGAGCGGTCTGGTGTTGGATTGTAAGCAAACATAGTGTTGATCTCCTTTTGTTAAGCCGCCTTGGCAGCCATCAGTTCTTCAGCGAGGGCGGCGCCGATGACAGCCGGCTTGATGGCCAGCCGTTTCTTGCCCTTGTAATCGACTTCAGTTACCGCCTCTGGCAGCACCTTCTGCACGTCTTGAGCCATGAAGCCCTTGTGCTTTTTGTCCTCGCCCTTGTATTTGTATTCGTAGGCGGTGAGGCCAAGCACGCTGCCAGCCTTGCCGAGCGGCTTGATGTCTTTCTTCTCGCGCTTGTCAGAGAGGGCAAAGCCCGCGCCGCCGAGCAGACCGCCGCCGATGCTCCCGATCATGCCCATGGTCGCCGCGTTGTTCATCGCCCCAGCATTCATCTGCGCGCCGCGCATCGCCGCCCAGTTGTTCATCGCCGAGTTGGCGCGGGAATCGATGGCATTCATATTGAAGCTCGCCACATCCCCCGCCATGCCGGTCGCATTGCCAAACGCACTAGTCATCTGCTGCATCTGGTTGCCCAGAGTGCCGCCGCTGTAGTTGAGCGCGGGTCCAAGCGCGCGAGCATACGGGTCGGCATGAATAAGGTTTCCGGCTCCGGCGAAGTTGAGGTTGGCGATAGCCTGTCGGCGGGCGCCCACGTTTTGCGTCAGCATGTTATTGGCCGCTGAGGCGAAGTTGCGCCGCTCGGCTTCGCGCTGGTCCGCCATGCTCTGGCGCCCCAGAACTTCGGCCGCTGCGCTGCCCAGCGAGGTGCCAAGCCCGCGCGCTGCAAAGGCGCCACGGGCCGCCTGCTGCGACATGCGTTCATCTTCTGCCGACAGCGACCGGCCCAAGGCCAAGTCGCGCTCGGCGTCGTCGTAGAGGCGGCGCTCAATGCTGGTCGGGTCGCGGTCCTCCGGTGCATACAGCGACATGCCATCGCGGATGGCGCGCAGTGCGTCAGTCGTCTCCGGTGTGCGCAGGTTGGCGGCGATCTTGTCCGCCGTGCCGAGGCTTAGGGCTTCCAGCTTCGGGTAGTTGCGGATCATCGCGCGATACTGCGCATTGACCTGCTCTGTTGCGGCCTGCGAAGCCGAGCGCATCAGCGCTTCATAGTTGATCGGCTCGGCGTATTGCACGTCCGGCCTTGTCATTCCTCCTCCAGATGAACCCATAGTATTATCTCCTTGTTCTTTTGCTTAATTGTTCCCAGCGAAATGCTCTGAGGCGTGACTCGCCGCGCCGGCTCCACAGCACCCATGGCTGCGGGTGAGGCGCAACGCGCATGAACCGGCCAAAGGCGTCGGCGTTGCCCGCAGCCAGCTCGACCAGCCAAGCGTTCGGTTCGCCCTCATCGACAGCCTCCCCGTTCCAATGCACCTCCCGCGCCAGCATAAAGGCGTCCGGTGTCGAATACACCACGCCCGCCGACAGGTGCCAGCCGAGCAGCTCCTCGAACGCCTCGGTGCTGTTGTGGTCTTCGTGCCATTCTTTTGCCTTTTGCCATGGCGTCATCGGATGACCATGAAGCTGGCTTCTGCCGGATTCACCGCGCTGCCAGCCGTATTAAGAAACTCAATACGAAACGTCGTTGTTGTTTCGGTAAATGTCGTAATGCGCGCATCGCCGCTCATGCCCGTCGCCAAGACTGCATAGTTTGCATCCGGAAGTGCTGTCGCCATAACGACCTCGTATTCGCCGCTGCTGATCCGCGTCACGCTGGTGACGTTGCCGCTGGCATTGACCACGCAAGCGCCGTTGCTGCCTCGGCCCGCAAACTTTGCCCATGCCCGCACGCCGAAGACCGGCGCCGCACCTGTCTGCGCACCTGATAGCTTTGCCGCCGTCACCGCCGCATCGGCGATGCCCGCCGTGGCCACCGTGCCGAAGCCCACCGCCGTGCCGCTGCGGCGCAGCACCTCGCCGTCATTGGCCGCCGCGATGTCGGCCGGTGCTCCGCTGGTGTTGGCGGTGCGGCCAACCACCGAGAGGGCTGCCGAGTGGCGCAGCTTGGCGTTGGTCACGCCGGTCGTGGTTGAAGAGGCGTCGGCGATCTTGGCCGTGGTGACCTCGCTGTCGGCGACCACCACGGTCGGCGTGGCAGCCGAGTTCATCTTGGCGGGCGTTACAACTTCCCCGCTCGTCCAGTTATATCCTGCTGTTACATTTGCCATAATTATGCTGCGTTTCTTGTCTCGGTCTGCGGCAAGCCATGAACGGTTGCCTCAATGGAGACGTTGCGGATTTCCGGCCGGTTGGCCGTGGTTAGAAATTCTAGTTCGGCGTAGTGTGCCTTTTGTCGGATGGGCTGTTTGAGCGTGTAGTCTTCGGCGAGACCGGACGTGTTGGTCTGTCCTGGCACCAGCGTGATCTCGCTGTCGGGATTGACCATGTAGGCTTTCACGCTGATCGAGCCGGTATCCGGCAGCACCACATCGGCGAGGCTGCGGACGAAGCGCTTGGTGTGCATAGAGCCGAAGCCATAGCGGCGCGTGCGGATCTTGCCTTGCACCGGCGCCTCAAAGCCCGCGCCCACCGTGCTGCTGAGAGGGTCGTCGCCAGCCTCTTGCTCCTCAAGCAGCAGGAGGCGGCCGGCGCGGTTGACTGCGTAGATTCGGCGTCGGGCCTCGTAGGCGCTCACGATGAGACTGTCCAGCGAGGCGCCGTAAATGTCCTTCGTCTCCCACTGCTGGTTGAGCGCCGAGTAAATAAAGAGCGTGTTGTTGCCTTCCGCCTCTTGGCCTTCGGCCAGCGCACCATCGATGGGCACCGAGAGGTAATAGCGGTTGTCGAAGTAAAGACCGACAGCGTCCTCTGCCAGCTCGTAGTTGAGGCTGTCGAGCTGGTCGCTGATCGGGTCCGAGAGCGGCAGCGTGTTGCCTTGCAGCTTCAAGTCGAGCTGCGTGTCGAGGCGGTGGACGCCATTGTCGGCGAGGAAGTAGACGAAGTTGCCCGCTGTCTGGATGGTGCGGCGGCCAACGCAGCCGACCTCTTGCGTCAGCAGAGTCAACTGCGTGACAGGTGTGTCGATAGCGAAGGAGGTGCCATCGGTGCTTGGGGTCTGGTTGATCTCGGCCAGCCAGATCGAGTGCCGCATGAAGATCAGCACCGCACCCTCACGCCACGGATGGATGGCGACGATGTAATCGTTAGATCCTTGGTTGGCGCGGAAAGACTGCCAAAAAGGGTCATAGGTGTTGGCGTCCAGATAGTCCGACACGGCCACCGTGTCGCGTCCGTCCGGTATCCACATGCGGTTTTGAATGTAGGCGCCAAAGCCAACGCTGCGCATCGTGCGGTAGGTCGGGCCGAGACCGGCGGGAATGCCGCCAATTGTTTTGACAAAACCGCTAGAGACGCCATCCCAGAACAAAGGCGCTTTGACCCGTCGCACCGTGCGGCCGGTGAAGGAGGTGTCGCTTGGCGTTCCGCTAGGCACCGTCACGGTGAAGCTGTTGGTTGAGGCCGAGGCGATTTCGTATTCCACGCCATCAAAGGCAGGCACTGTGCTGCCAGACAGCCGCACGCGCATGCCCATCAGCAGGCCGTGGGCTGGGCTGGTTACGGTTGCTGTGGTGCCAGAAACTGTGATGTTTGCCGTGACCGGCTTCTCCTCGTAGCCCTGCTCGCCGATCCATGCTTCGCGCAGCAGGTAAAGTCGGTCCAGCGCTTGGAGCAGGCTTACGGTGTCCGTCTCGCTGATCGTCTCGCCAGACGGGTAGGTGAGCGTGGCGGGGAAGTTGGCCGACTGGATCGGGTTGCCGAGATGGTCGGTTATGATGTTGCCCGCACTGTCCCGCAGGTAGGCTGCGTAGGGATCTTGGTAGACATACGCCTCGCTGGCGCCCGCCAACACAATCGCCTCACCGCCATTGTCCGGCGAAGGCGAGCGATACGAGGCACCGGCAAAGATACCGCCCTCGTAGCTGTCGCGCACCACCGGCTCGTTGGGGGCGGGCGACAGCGTGAATGGCACAGTCAGCGGGGTGTTGGCCGGCAGAATGCCGTCCGCCATCCGCTTGAAACCCTTCCGCGTCTTGGCCGCGCCGCGATCCAAGCGCATGTTCTCCGAAAGCTGCAACACGCCCGCCGGCAACGCCACCGGATTCAACCGGCTGGCAAAGCCGATGAATCCTGCGTCTCCGTCGCGGACTGTTTGGTTTTCGAGTGGCATGGGTTAGACGCGGTAGGCGCCGGTCACTATAATGTTAGTTGCATTTTCAAAATCCGCCTCCGTCATGTTTGTGCGCGAGCCTCCAGACTGTTTATAGAGGCGGATCTCGTTATAGTCAGAAGAGTTTACGCCAGCGTCTATGTTGGCATCGCCGAGTCCTGACGCCATTGTTTGCACGCTGACAGAATATGTGAATGGATATGCGTTGCTCTGAGTAAATGGCAATCCACTTATTGTTGCCGCTCCTGTTGCCGATCCTTTGTTTGACAGCAAAAAGTAACAGTCAAAATAAACGCGGTTGCCAATGCGTGTGTATGATGCGGTGCGCGCCGTATATGTTATACCAGTCGCGGCGCCATCAAATTCCAAAGACGGAGTCCATGTTCCTTCTTGATACCAATCAAGCGTGTTGGTGTTAGAATTTATCGAATTGCCGAAACGCCCCCCCATAACAGTGTTCAAAGAATTATTAGAAGCGTTGCCAGAAACGACCAAACTTGTAACCGAGGCTCCGCCATCAACGAAGTCCAATATGTTCGCATGATTGCTGGTAAACGTGTTTCCTGTAATAGAAATTGCCGTTGCCGAGCAAGATGCGCCCAATAGAACAATGTATGTGTTGGCCTTGTATGAAATTGGATTTCCACTACTGTCGTTGGTCGGAAAGTAAAACACATTTCCGCTGATAACAGCAGAACTTGCATCAACAAGTCTGATGCATGATCTGTCGGCAACTTCTTGAATGCAGTCGCGGAACGTGCATCCGACCACGCGCAGGTCAACGTCGTTTGACGCGCAAGAAATACCGTCCTCAAAGCAGTAACGGAAGCGGCATCCTACAATTCCAATTTCTGTTGCAGCTTCTTCGTCGATATACATGGCATTGTCCATCTGCCCGAAGGTGCAATCCGTAAAGTTGTGGATGGCGTTCCGAGTAGCCGTGGGAGAGTTTTCGCGGATGTGAACGCCAAGCGGCGTTGGAGAATCTGCCGCCGTTACTATACCATCGGCGTTTTGGTCGGTGGCGTTGTTGTATGCCAGCGCCCCATCGAAATAGCATTGGTCAAACCAACAGTCATAAGTGTGATCTCCAGCGCCAACGATATTTACCATTTCGGACGTCGCTCCAGAAATGTAGCAGTTGGAAAAAGCTGCGTAGTCATTTCCGCTTACAGTTACTGCTCGACCGGACGTAAAGGTTGCTCCAATCATACAGTTGTCGTAGACAATCGTAAATCCAGTGATGCCGCCGCTGGTCGTCGAGTTTCTTATTGTGACCACAGACGCAGAGCCAATAGGGGTATTAGAAACAAAGTTGCGTGCGTTGAGCGATAAGTTGGAAAAATAGCAATTACGGCAACCTGATGTAATAATTGCGGATGGAAACCCGCTCACATAACAGTTGGTCATCGAGCAGCTAAGGCCGCGATCAAACTCAATGCAGATGCTGTTCTGTGTTGTGGCTGAGAGTTTATTGAAACCAAGGTTGGCGACCACAACTCCAGATATGTCTGGATGACTTGCGTTTCCGCTCTCTGACTGAATTAGCACGGCCGGCTGGTCAGTGTTGGCAAAATACCAAAGCTGGCACGCATTGCGGGCATCGCCTATGAGACAAGTGTTGTTGCGCTTAATACGAAGTTGCTGGCTAAATTTGTAAATTCCGCTTGGGAAATAAATGGCTTTTCCAGCGTTTGCATCGATAGCGGCTTGTATCGCCGCCGTGTCATCCGCCACACCATCGCCCACTGCGCCAAAGTCTTTGACATTGACCGTCCCGTTGATCGTGTTCAGCCCCTTGGCCAGCTCAGCGCCGGTGGCTCGCTTGGTGATGCCACCCTGCTGGATGATAAGTTCGTCAGCGGCGTTGACGGTTGTGGCGTCGGTGAGTTGTGGAATTGTTCTTGGCATAATGTTAGGCGGTATCTTTTCTGGGTTGGGTCAAGACGTAGCTGACGGTTTTGGCGTTGTTGCGTTTCATTTCGGCTTCAACCAAAGCGATGAAGGCGTTCCATTGGGTGCCCGGCGGGACAACAGTGCAGCCTTCGCTGCCTGGCCCTCTGGTGGCGGGGCCACCGCGATGCACGTTGATGCCAAACCAGCCGGTCTCTTCCTTGTCGTCGCGGAGGACGGTGACCGGAGCTGCTTGGACCAAGGCGCGGTAAGGGTTGCCGCGCCGAATGCCATGCAGTCCGAGTTTGTATTTCCAGACTCCGGGCTTGAGGACGGCATAGGGCTTGTTGATCTTGGGATTCTTTCCGTAGCGGTCGGGATCGACCGAGGCATTGAACGTGGCGTGCACGTCGCCGCCGCTGCTGATGAGGATGAGGGCGTCGTCGTAGATGCCGCGCGAGTTGCCGGGCTTCTTGTCGAGCTTGCTGTAGTAGCCGCGCACGCCGACCAGCACGACAGGATCGCTGACCTTGTGCTGCTTGAGCAGCGCAGCGGTCGCTTCCTTCTTTTGCTTGGGGCGGGCGCTCGGGATCATCGCGGGTTGGCTAGTTCAGCGGCGGCGGCTTCGACGGTGACGGGTCCGACGTAGCCGTCTTCTTTGAGCAAGACGCCGCGACCGTGGGCGTTTAGAAGCGCTTGGATTTGCTTGCCGTAGTCTTTGAGGATGTTCGCGGGGAGGCGCGTGACGGCGATGTCGAGGATGCCCCAGATGATGCCGGCGATGACCGCTTCGTTCACGCCCAGGGCGCGGATGTCGAGGCCGCTCTTGGTGGCAATGTAAGTCAGCGCAGCAGCAGCGGCGGCCGTGACCAGCTTTTGGAGCAGGGGACCGCCGCGCGAAAGCAGCAGGCGGACGAGTTGGCGCTCTAGGAAGTTTTTCATTGTTCGGGCTTTTTCCACTCCTTGTAGGAGTTGTAGAGGTTCGTGATATTGGGAACGTAGGTAATCATCACCTTGATCGACCCCCAGTCGCCCGCCTGCGTCTTCTCGCCGTCCATCGGCGGAAGAGGAATGGTCACGCATCCACCAAGGATGAGTGCGATGGCCATTGCTGCGGCGAACTGCGGGCGGCATTTCATTACAGTCGGGCGTTGTTGTCCTTGGCCTGCACCAAGCCCCAGCCAGCGAGGATCGAGGTGACGATGAGTCCGAGGTCGGGCAGCGCGTCCGTGGCGAGGTATTCCTTGGCTCCGGTCGCCAAGGCGATGATGATGGTGAGGATGCCGATGGTCGTTGTTTTCCAGTTTCTCATTTGTTCTCTTTTTGTTTTCTGCGCAGGTCGTGAAGGACCGAAATTAAAGTGACCACACCGACTGCCAGACCGACGCAAAGGCCGGCGACTCGGAGGTAGACTTCAAGCTGCGAAACCAGCGAGACAGCCGCCGAGCCGATGCTGGCAAACGTCCCCAGCGCCCCGCGCTCGACCGTGCTCATATGGCTATGCAGCAGACTCATGGCTACTTCCGGTAAGCGATGACGGTCCCGCTGTGCAGCTTGATCGCGCTGAAGAAGCCGTCGAGGGTCGTGCCCGCCTTGATGAGCGCGGCGCTGGCCTCGGTGGCGTTCGCGGCGCCGGTCAGGTTGCCGGTCAGCGTGTGGAACTTGGTGTCGGTCATCACGTCGATGGAGACGATGTCAGCGGTGACGGTGTTGGTGTCGCCGATGAATTGGCTGCCGGACGTGCGGTTCGTGATGCGGGTATTCGGGTGCATAATTTAGTATTGGTTGACGCGGGCGGTCCACATGGAGGGTTGGCCCTGCTGAAAGTAATATTTGTCGCGCTGGCTGATCAGCTCGGACTCGGCGAGCTGTTCCATGGCGAGTGCCTTGTCGAGCTGGCCGTCTTCGGTGAGGAGATCAGAGGTCAGCATGAGGGCGACTGCTTTGGCGATGACGGCGGGAACTGTCGCGGAGAGGTTGCTTGCGCTGTATTCGGTCGGACGCACGCGGTAGTTGACCCAGACGCTAGTTGGCAGGTCGGTGTCTTCGGGGAAGCGAATGGCATCTCCGAGGAGCGTAAAGCCAATGGCGCGGGGAGCGGCGTGGGTTGCAGGGTTGTCTCTTAGGACGCCAAAGACCTCTCCCATGGCGGTCTGGCCGCTCTGCTCGTAGTCGATGTAATAGCCGTTCGTAGCATCGCCCTGCACGGTGCGGCTTTCGACGCGCATGAGTTCTGGCCAATCGGCCCATTCCCAGCAGTCGGCTATGCGTTCGTTGGCGGCGGCGACCATCATGGTGCGGGCGCCGGATGGGATGTTAGCGATGTCGCTGCCATCGTTTCCGGCGCGTTGCCAAGCGCGGAGGAGGATAGACTGTAAGGTGACAGTCCTCATTATTCAGCAGCGGGTGCTTCCTCCGTGAGCTGCTTCTCGATGCTCGTAGCCAGCGGCAGGATCTGCGCGGCGGCATTCAGCCCGCCGGTTTTGACGGCGAGATCAAGACACTGCATGACGAGGCGGGCTTGTTCGGCGGTTAGGGTGACGGTGTTCATTGCAGGGTGACGGTGCCGTCTGGGTTGGCGGTCATGGGGCGGAGGCCGTTGATTTCTTCGGGTTCGAGGAAGTCGGCGGCGGTTTTGCCGGCGAGCTGGGCGACGGCGTCGATGTGGCGGACGCTTTCGACGGCGCTGCCGAGCATCAAGTGGGCGTTGGTTCCCATCGCGGCGAGGATTTCCTCCGGTGTCGCGGCGTTGTTTTGCCAGAAGTCGCTCCACATGCCTTTGTGGGCTTGGACGCGGCTGTCGATCTGGGCGTTGATCTTGCCGAGCAGCTCAAGCGCGATGCGCTGGGCGGCGGGCGGTTCGTTGGTTGGGATGGTAATGAGGCTCATAAAGTGCTAGTCGGCTTCTCCGGCGAGGTAGAAGACGGAGATTTCGATGGCACCGGCGGTGAAGTTGCTGGTCTTGGCGGTAAGCGTGATGTTGCCGCCGGCGGTGAAGCATTCGATGGTGCCAGCGGTCCAGTCGCGGTTGTCGCTGGTGGTGCCGACAGCGGTGCTGGTGATGTCGCCCCAGCGGTCGGCATCCGTGCCGTCGCCAATGGTGTAGCCGGTGGCGCCGGTGAGGAGCGTGCTGACGCGGGTGGTGACGCCGACGACAACGGCGCCGTCAGGGATGAAGGTGCCGGTGGTGGTGGCGGAGGCGCCGGAGAGCGCGGAGAGGGTTTGTTTGACGGATTTGACCGTCATTCGCTGGTAGTTCGTGCTCGACGTGAAGGTCGAATAGAGGCGGGATTCTTGGCTATTCGCCGCATTTCTCTGGGCGAGGACGTTGGCGGCGTCTCGGAATAGGCGGAGGTCGCCGCCGGTGTCGTTGGCAAACGAATTAGTGCAAAAACCAATATACGATGCGTTGCCGACTGCAACGCCTTGCGGCAATAAGGCCGATTCCAGCCCAGCGCTTCCATAGACGTTTCCAGTGCCAACAATGCGGCCATCGCGGCGGATGTATGCGACTAGCGACCCACCGACATTGCACGCCAGATGATAGCTTTCGGTTTGGCTTTGCGTGTTTGTTATGTTGGTCTCTATGACGCGGAAGAATGTTGCGGAGTTGTTCCACGTTTGCGTCACGGCCAGCGGCGTGCTTGCGGTGATCGTGCCCGTATTGCTTGATAGCGTGGTAAAACTCCCTGCGGCGGGCGTGGTGTTGCCGATGGCTGGCGGGGCGGCGAAGGTTTCGGTGCGGGCGATGGTTCCCGAAGCATCCGGCACGGTCAGCGTGCGGGTGCTGCCGGTGGTGATGCCGGAGAGTTGGAAGGCTAGATTCTTGGAGCTGTCGCCGTTGTCGTAGAGGAGGAAATTCGCGTCACTGAAGACATCCGGCAGAATGCCTGCGTAGGTCCAGTCCGTTGCGCGTGTTCCGGTGGTGGCAACGCGAATGTAGATGCCAGCGGGCTTGCGGTTGATGAGCCAAGTGCCTTCGGGTTCGCGGACGAGGTAGGCGCTGTCTACGGCTGGCGGGTTGGCGGTGGGTAGTGCGCTGAAGTTTTGCACCTCGCCGTCGATATACGACGATCCGCCGCCGCCACCGGAGCCGGTGAAGTCGAAGTTGCCTGTCAGCGGATTGAACTTAATGGCCATTAGCTTCGGGTGACAGTGGCGATGTTGGCGTCATCCGAGGACGGCGTGCCGCCGACATAGGTGAAGGTGAGCGTGGCGACAGTCTGGCTGCCTTCCTTGTAGACCACCGTGGAAAGGTTGTTTGTCGTGGAGACGTAGTTCAGCTCAACCGCGTTATGCTGCGGTATGTTGAGACCGGCGATGTTTCTGACTGAGACGTTGGGGTGCATACGGTTAGGCGGCGGGTGCGGCGGTCATGCCGAGTTGCTGGTCTTGCGCCATCTTTTGGAGCGCGGGCTGGGCGCCGGTGCGGCCGATGACTGCGTTTTGCTGCTGTTGCAGTTGGAACTGGAAAGCCTGTGCGCGGGCGTCGATCATGCTGCGGAAGATTTCGTCTTGCTGATAGCGCTGCTGGACGGCGGGATTCGACTGAATGATCGTCTGCAGGGTTTGCAGGCGGACTTGGGCGTTTTGGCCGCCTTCCTTGAGCGGGGGTTCGGTGCCTGCGGCGATTTTTGCGAAGGCGGTTTGTTCGTCTTCTTGCTCGGCGGCGGTGGCGGCGCCGATGTCTTGCACCAAGAGGCCAGCAAGATTCGGGTCAACGGCTTGGAACATGTATTTCACAAGGCCAGCCCGGTCGATGACGCCGAAGCTGTCCAAGGGGACGAGCACTTTGGCGAGGTAGTCGAGCTTTGCTCCAAGGGCTTCGTTGTCGAGGAGGCGCGCGTCAAACTCAGCGGTAATGTCGAAGCGGCCCCGGATGTCTTGGGGCGATGCGTTGAATTGGAGCTGCTCGTTGCCGGTGATGCGGGCGACCTCCTCGGGGGTCATGTATTGCTGGCTGAGGGCCATGACCTGGGCCATCACGAGCTTCATGTCGATGAGCCAGCTATCGACCAGCTCCTGCATGTGCAGCATCGCCATGTTGGGGTTGACGGCTTCGGTCATCCGGCCGAAGTAGCGGTCGATGTCGGCGCGGGTGGCGGCTTCGACTTCGATGCTGCCTTGGTCGAACGGCGGCGGGGCCATCCACGACACTTCTCCGGGGCGGCGCTCGGGGATCTGCATGGCGGGGCCGAGGACGAGGTCGAATTTTCCGCGGGCGGCGGGCGTCTTGAGCGGCGGGAGGATGCTGATGCTGGCGCGGTCTACGCGGAAGTCGCGCTGGACCTTGATCTCTTCCTGGGCCGTTTTTACGATTTCGGGGATGCCGCGGGATTCGAGGAGCGGGCGGGTGTTGCGTTCGCGCGGGAGTTCGACGAAGGGATACTGCGCGTGGTCGTAAGGCATCAGCTCATGAAGAGCGGGCTTGTCGGTGATGTTGTACGAAAGCACCGTTCTGGTGACCTTGGTGGCGCCGGTGCGGTCGTCGTGCTCCTTTTTGTAGACGTGCCAGACTTCGATGAGGTCGCGGAGCTGCTCAAAGAGGAAGTTGTCTGAGCGGTGGATGTTCAGGTGGATGCGCTTCAGCTCGCCCTTGTGCTTGACGGCGCGCTCGACCCACTCGCTGTCCCAGCCCTCCAAGGTGGCGCGCTCGCGGAGTTCAAACTCGCTGAGGAGTTCCCGGCGGGCGACAAAGGGGGCGCGCTGGATGCTGTCGGTCTGGATGGGGAAGATGATGTCTTCCCACGGTTCCAAAGAACGCACCACCGGCTTACTGGAGAAAATGTAGGGCTGCTCCCATTCAACTTCGCCCTTTTCGCGGAACTGTCGGATTTTGACAGTTGAGGCCAGCTCGGGGACGATCTCGCCCATCAACTGCGCGGCGAGTTCTTCTTGCTCTGGGTCGAGAATGACCTCAAGCAGCGCTTGGAGGTTGGGGTCTTGGGATTCCTGCAGCATCATCATGGCCTCTTCCATGGTGAAGCTCTTGATTTCGACGCGGGTCTGCTGCTCCCAGTCGATGGCCATGATGGCGAGGCCGTAGGTCTCGCGCATCTCGGCGGCGAGGCGGACTTCGCGCCGAAGGTCATCTAGGCAGTGACTGAAGAGGAGCCACTTGAGGACGCTCTCAGCGGCATTGCGCTTGTCGATGTCCATGGACTCGACCGGCTGGACTTGGACGCGGGCCTTGAAGAAGGCGTTGACGAGGGAGATGACGCGCTCGCGGATGATCTGCTCGCTGAGGAAGATCTTAACGTCGCTGCTATTTTCCCACGGGAAGATCTTTTGACCGTAGGCGCTCTGGTGCTTGCGGCCGTCATCCGTCTGCCCGGGCCAGATGCAGTAGCGGGTGTTGAAGTTTTTGACCTTGCGCTGCTGATACTGACTGCCGTCAGCGTCGGCCTGGTCGATGTCGCCGATGATCTTGGTGAGGTCTTCTCGTTTAAGAGTCATGGGACGAGGATGGTGGGATTGCGTGGAGTGTAGTTGACCGCGCACTGCGGGTTTTTCTTGATGAACCAAGAGCGGAACGATTTGTCGCCCCAGCAGTCGCG